TGACTACAGATGAGCCAGATAGTGAAGTGTTTAACTGCACCACTGTATTTTTAAGAAACGGTAACACGTATATTATAGATACTCATTTTGAGCAGTTTGCTAAAATATTTGAGGACTATTATAATAATTACGGTACTATATATGGAATTGATTTTCCCCCACCTCCTCCAGATGAAGACGATAATTTTGAATTATAAACCAAAAACCCATAGTTATGTCAGAAGAACAAAAAGTTCCAACAAAAGAAGAAATCTTAGAATTTCTTAAAGAGCAAATTGAAGTGAAAGGTCAGCAACTTCATCTTCAAGAATTAAACACTAAGTTAGCTGTAGCTAGAGCTGAAGAGTTAAAAGCTTTAAGTTTTATTGCACAGATGACAAATCCATCTTCACAAGGTAAGCCTCATACCATCACTGATGAAGATATTCAAAACAATCCTGAATTAGCTGAGCAAGGATTTAAAGTGGGAGATGAAGTTATGGTAGAAGAAACTCCTGCTAAAAAAGAAAGAGGATTGAAAAAGAAGTAAAGAATGATGTCCCCCGTCTATAAGCTTAAAGATTATAAGGAAACAATAAAGTTTGAAAAAGAGCATCCAGCTCAATTAAGATGGGAACCTTCGTATAAACTTTATATGTTACAGGAAGAAAAAAACTTCCAAGGTATATGGCTTAAAGAAAAACTAGATTTGATCGGTGAGATTTTGTTGTCGTGGCAATCAACCAACGTGCTGCACATAGATGGTTTCACTGTTTTACCAAATCACAGGGGTAAAGGTTTAGGTCATGAGCTTATAAGATTGGCTATAGAATGGGGGACTAATTCTGATTACAACTATTTAACTGGTGAAGCAAGAAAAGGAGCCAGTTGGAAAATATTCCAAAACTTTGGAGCTACAGAAATACTAACATACAAAAACTGGGAAAATACAAAAGAAGATTATGTCAGTTTTAAACTAGATTTATAATGGCACTAGTAAACCAAATAAACAAAAAAGTAAGAATGAATAAGTGGGATATTGTAAAATATCAACTACTTACTCATTGTTATTTAAATAAGATAACGATTAGTGATTCAGATTTAGATTGTTTAACATATTTAACTATAGAAGGAGACCAAGAGCTTACAAGTTTTTGTAATAAAGCTCATACTAAAGAAATTTTTTCTTCTACACAATCAGTTAGAAACTGTTTAACAAAAGCTGAAAAGAAAGACTTAATTAAAAAAGAAGGTAAGAATAAAAAGAAAATTTATATTAATCCTGATTTAAAAATACAAGCATTAGGAAACGTTCTACTTGACTTTAAATTTTTAAGTGTTGAGACCAATCAAGAGTAAAGAGTTTATTAAAGAAGTAGCTAAAGAACTAAATGAATCAGAGGGTTTAGTTGAATCTGTAATAAACTATTATTGGGAAGAGGTAAGAAAAAGTTTATCGGATTTATCTCATCCAAGAATACATATAACAAACCTTGGAGACTTTACAATTAAACATTGGAAGTTAGAAGGAAAAATAAAATCTTATGAAGGATGGGAAGAAAAAAATAAACAGAGAGGTGTGCAACAAATGATTTCAAGATTTAAAGTATCTGAAAACTTGTTTAATTTAAAAGCTGTACAGAAAGTCATAACAGAAGAAAACCAAAGAAAAGACTTTATTAAACTACATAAAACTAAAGCTAATGTCAAGTCTAGGAAAAAACATAATAAAGATATGGAAGAGCAAGGGTCAGATTCTTGAGGGAATTACCAACTCTATATTTAAGAAAGAAGATGTAGAAGAGATTGCACAACATAGAATGCAAATTTGTGGTGAATGTGAACTTTTAGATGTGCAAGGTGACGGGTGTATGGTGCCTGGAACGCAGCCATGTTGTAATGAAAAGAAAGGTGGATGTGGATGTAGTCTTTCACTAAAGACTAGAGCTCTTAGTTCAGAATGTCCTCTTGGTAAATGGAAAGCAGAACTATCTGAAGAAGAGGAAGATAAATTAAAACAAAAATTAGGAATATGAGCATAATCAAATTTTATCCTGACAAACATGAATATGTTAGTGATGATGGTACAAATTGGTTAAGTGTTACAAGTTTAGTATCTAAGTTTAAGCAACCTTTTAAAGCTGATGAAATTTCTAGAAAGTGTTCTGTAAATAAAAAGAGTAAGTGGTATGGAATGACACCAGAAGAAATTAGACAAGCTTGGAAAGCTGAAGCTAACAGAGCAACAACACTTGGGACATGGTATCATAATTGTAGAGAATCTGATATATGTTCTTTCCAGAATATGGAAAGACATGGACATACAATACCAGTTTTTAAACCCATCGAAATCGAGGGGGTTAAACATAGTCCTAATCAAAAACTAACAGATGGTATTTATCCTGAACATTTAGTATATTTGAAAAGTGCTGGTATATGCGGACAATCTGATTTAGTTGAAGTAATAAATGGTGAAGTACATATCACCGATTATAAAACAAATAAAGAAATAAAACTTGAAGGCTTTACCGATTGGGAAGGGGTCACTCAAAAAATGGATCCTCCTGTTAACCATCTTGACGATTGCCATATTAATCATTATGCTCTTCAGCTTAGCATGTATCTCTATATTATTCTTAAGCATAATCCTAAGCTTCGTCCAGGATCTCTCACTATTCATCACATTTTGTTCGAGGAAGCTGGGAGGGACAAATTTGATAATCCTATTACTGCTCTTGATAATGATGGGAATCCTATTGTATTGGATGTAATTCAATATGACCTTCCTTATTTAAAACAGGAAGCCATCTCTCTTATTCATTGGTTAGAAGATAAAAACTTAAAGAATGTGGTTTGATGTAATTAAAATGTTGGTGACAATAGCACAACATAAAAAAGAAATAAACATAGCTCAAAGAGAACGTGTTTCTAAAATGTATTTACAAATGTCTGAGCTTCTTGTTGATACAGTTAAAGATCTTAGATCAGATGTATATCCTCATGGAAAATGTGCTACAATGTGGTCTCTTGCAGAAAATGTTCTTAATTATCTTCAAGACAAAGTGAATGATGAAGAATTAAAAATGTTGCATGAAATGTTACATTCTTGTTCTCAATTAGAAAGAGAATATGCAACAAGACAAGATCCTGCTACAATAAATGCAATGTTTGAGGCAGCTGGAAGATTACATACATTATCAATTTTATATGCAGTATGATAACACAAACAATACATGAAATACACAATCCTTTTGATGGATATGCCAAAGGGCTTGGAGAATGTCTTGTTATGTTTATGATATCAGGAAGTGTAACATCTAATCCTCAGTTTGTTGTACGTATGTATGAGACAGGAGTTGTACGTACAGTGGATCAAAATGATTTAATAATTTATGGCAATCCTACAGCAGGTGAACCTTTAGTTCCAGTAATACCTGATGATTGGAAACCGAATAAGGGTAGATGGGGTAAAGGTGCTGTTAGAAATATGGACTTTTTAAAAAATAAAAACAATGAGTGAAGAAATTCCCATGCTAAGTAGCATACTTGATGATTATGAAAATAATATTATAGAAGCTGGTAATTCAGCAAGAAAATGTTATTTAAATGAAAATCATAAAAAAAATAAAATAATTACGTGGGTACATGACCATGAGTTAAATGGACATTTATTATTAAGAAAAATGAGCATGTCTTCTGCAAGAAGAGATTTATTAAGACAACCTCAAAATAAATAAATATGATTAGATTATTTGATATACAAAATGGTAAGTTGATTCCAAGTGAGCATTGCTACACTTTAAAGTTTTTAAAAGATATAATGGAAGAATATCCTGATGATTATATTAAGGTGTATTCTTATTTATTTTATATGACTTGCCCTAATCCAGATCTTAATCCTTTTTTTGATGTTCCTGAACAAGATAAAGAAGAATTAATATTAAGAGAAATAGATGCTGAGTTTAGTACAGAAGATGATTTAATATATAAAGCTTTAAAAAATTGTCAGAAGCTTTACGAAACTCCTACATATAGAGCATATCAAGGTATTAAAATTGCACTAGACAATATGGCTACATTTATGGCCACTGAAAAACCAACATCTGGCAGAGACGGATCTGCTACAGCATTATTAAGAATAGCAGAAAGATTTGATATGGTGAGACAATCTTTTAAAGGAGTGTATAAAGATTTAATGGAAGAGCAACAATCATCTGTAAGAGGTGGACAAAATTTAGCATACGATCAATAATTATGGTAGCACAAATTGAATTAAATTATCAAACTTTAGTTAGTCCTATTGTAAAAAATCTACCTAAAGTTTATTTAGACGAGTCTATAGAAATTAAAGTAAAAAATTTAGCTACTTTAATTGCTGAACGAAAGAAACAAGAAAAAGGGTATAAGGGTGATTTTAATAAATTAGAAAAAAGATATACCACTGGTTTATTAGGAGAAGCAGCTTTAGAAAAGTTATTGGGAG